TTTGTAACATCTGTTTCTTCAGTATGATTAGATATACCTAGTATAAAATCACTAGCTGTATAAGTAACACTAGAGCCTGAAACTGATGATGTAAGAGAAAAAGAGCAATCTGTTATATTAACAGGAGTGCTGAAACCAATAGTAATAAGATGAACAGGCCTAATATCATTTGTTGCTAGTTCGTTTTTTACTGCTGTTGTCAGGCTTCTCGTCATATAATTCGTAGTTTGTTTGGGTTACAGTTTCTGTACCTTTTACCATAGTATATTCAAATTTGCTATTAGGTTTCTTATATTCTTTAAGATCATTAATTTCAGTATCTATTTCATCTTCATTAACAATTGCTTCGGCAATAAAATCAGCAGTGATTTTGTGTCTAATAATATATTTTTTCACTATAGAGATTCTTCTACATCAAATTCAAATTGATACAATAATGCACCATCTTTGGTTGTACCTACTGCACCAAACTCTTGAATATCATTAGTTAAATGCACTGTAAAAGCTACATTATCATAAGTTACTATTGAATCATCTGCTAAAGCTGTTGTTAAAGGTGGCTCTATAGTTACTGTTGAAGCATTACTAGAAGCCTGAACATCTGCTACAACCATATATACTTTATCATGTGATGCAAATTTTATAAAATCTCCTGATTTAAAAGCATGAGGGTTGTCGTTGTGATGTCCGTCCATAGCTATAGTTGTGTCTCCTACTGCGTGAACACCATTTACTCTTACTGTATTTGTTTCATTTCCTCTTGCATTTTTTATTTCGGGTGGAGATATTGTAAAGTTTTCTTTACCTGATCTTTGTTTAACAATAAATGCCATTAACTCTCCATAAACATCTGTTCTAGTTCCTGTAATAATACGAACAGTAAAGCCAAATCTTTGACCATCTATTTGTCTAGCAAGTTTCTTACCAGATTGAGTTTTAGAAATAATTGTATTTTGAATAGACTTTATTCCTAAAGTTGCAAACTTAGCATTAGATATTGGAAAAGCACCTGACATTATATTAAGTTTTTACTCCCTCTTTCATTAACTGCTGAATTAATTATTGATGTGATAGTTCCTCTGTTTCTAATTAATAAATCATCAAAGCCAGAAGCATCTAAAGTATTGATATTAAAATTAACTGTTGTTTGTCCACCATTTGTTCCTCTAGCCGCTTGTGTTATCTGGCCAGATTGATTTGGTATAAATAATTCTGCACCTCGTTCTCCAACAATATATGGTTGTCCTTTTTGTACTGAACCACCTGATGCTCTACCAAAGAATCCACTTATTGCACTAAATAAATTGCCACCACCACTAATACCACTTAAAGCCGCTTGTTTTCTTTTTTCATTTGTAATCATTTTTTCTATAGCAAGTTCTACACCTTTTCTAGCAACTACTTCTATTAATTTACTTATGATGTTTGCTAAGAATCTTTGTGCCATGTTTCTAAATGTATCTGATAATTTTTCTCCAAATACTAATGCTTTTGCTAGTCCTTGAGACATTGATGTAATACCTTTGCCAACAATTTCTTCAGCTAGAATATGTTTAATATTTTTCATTTTATCTTCTATTGCTTTTAATGGTTGTGCATTTAAATCTTTAAATTTGTTTAAAGTTTTTTCTGTAGCACTAGGAATAACAATAGACATATCATGTGCTATGTCATGAATAGGTTGTTGAGTTTTTATAAATTCTTCATATGCTTCAGCTTCTTTTAATTTAACTTTTTCTATAGCTTGTGCTGTTTCATATATTAATCTATTTCTTTCTGCTATTTGTTCATTACCAGATAATTCATGTTCAAAAGGAAGTAGTTTAACTTTAACACCTTTGTCTCCAAATTTTTTTCCAAAATCTTCTGCCTTTTTAATTGCGGCCATTATAAGTGCTAAACCAACAAAACCCTTTTTACCTAATAGAACTGCACCAATTAGACCTGTAGCTTGTATAACTTCTGGTAAACCAAAAAAAGCATCTTTTACATTTTTTAAAAATTTTAAAACATCTTCAAAAAATGGCATTAATTTTTTGCCTATATCTACAACACCTATTAAACCTTTAGCAAGGTTTTGACCTAAAGCTACAGCTATTCTATCTATTTCTTTAGCATTGTTAGCTAAAAATTTATCAAGTTCTCCAAATTGATTTTTTAATTCTTCAAAGAATCCAGCTTCTAATAATACTCTTTTAAAATTAAATACCTTATCTCCTATCATTGATAACGTACCTTCAAATGTTCTAGCTAGTTCATCTGTTGATCTACCAAATCTTCCACCTTTACCAAATACTTTTTCAAAAGCGGCCACTGTTTCTTCTATTGAAACTGTTGCACCAGCTTTAAAGCCAAGCATATTTCTAACACCTTTTTCTCTAAATAAATCTGCCGCACCAATACCAGCACTAAATGATCTTTGTATTTGTTCTGCCGCAGTTCTAAAATCTAGTCCTGTTGTAGCCGCTACATTCCCTGTGATCTCCAACATCTTTTGAAGTCCATCAGCATTATCTGTAACTGTTGCAAGAATACCAGCACCTGATTGAATCTCCTCTAGTGAAAAAGGAACTTTAGCCGCAAACTTAGTCATGTTCTCAAAGGCTTTAGCACCTTCGTTTGTATCTTTAAGTAAAAATTTTAACCTTGTTCTAAGGTTTTCTAAGTTTTTACCTGTATTAACTAGGTTTCTAATAACAAGTCCAGCACCTAAACCAATAAAAGCATTTTGAAGGTTAAAAACAGATTGTCTTAATCTTCCAAGTGTTTTTTGTACAGCACCTAAAGCCTGTTTAGACTTATCTCGTGCTACTATATCTATTTGTAGTTTTTGGTTGGCCATTATGTTTTAAACTTTCTTGCTTCAGCTAGTTGTTGTTTGGTTTTATACTGATCTGATTCTTTTTTCAAGTAGGCTAACCAAAGATTATAATGGCTAACAGGCATATCAAGAACTTCTTGAATTGTAATGTGAAGTCTATCTGCAACAACTAAAAGCGACCTTATCTCTGGGTCGCTATCTACTTTTTTTCAGCTTCCTCGTAGTTTGTGTCTAAGAGTATTTTATTTGCAATAGTAGATATGACATTTGAATCTGCTTTCTTTCTTAAAGCAAATTTATCTTCAGGGCTAAAAGCTTTGACCATTTCTCCTTTGTCATTTTTTACCTGAAGCTTCATGATAAGTAGATCAACAAGAATAGTTAAGTCTTGAAAATTATTTGACTTTTTAAAAATTATATTTTTTTCTTCTAAGGTTAATGGCTCAGAATAAAAGACACTAGGATTCCCATGCTCATCTTTCCACTCCTCAACTTCAATAGTGATAGTTTTAAGAGTTTCAAAATGAGATTTGACTCTATCAATAACTGACATAAATTAGGATTATACAGTTCCTTTAGTTAAAGCCCCTGTGCCTTGAAATGTAACAGTTCTTGAAACTATTGCGTCCATAGCATTGTTTATAGACATACCTGTAACAATACCTGTTCCTGTGAAACTTTGATCTCCTGTAGTATTACCTTCTGGTAATAAAATAAAAGAAATCGAAGAACCAGCAGTTAAAGTTTCTTGCTGTGCATCAGTTTCGTCATAGTGCATTTCTAAAGTACCAGAGAAAGAAGTTCTACCAGCTACAAAAGATTTAGTAGCATCAGATAAAGCTGTGTCCTCTACTACGTCTCCTGTTGTTTCTAAAGTGAACCCTGTTAGTTCCCCAACAGCAGTTCCACCAGCAGTTACGACTCCTTCTTTTCCGTGATGTGTTGCCATTTTTTATCCTTCTTAATTTTAGATTGTTGTTGTTCTTGTTGCTTATAACCAAGTGCTAAAAAATTATCAAGCTGAGTTTCATTGATAACAATTTCATTCCCATCTTTGTATAATTTAATATCTTTAGCCATAAAGTCTTTTACTATTTATCGTCTTCTTCGTCAATATCTTCATCAAATTCTTCATCATCTATTTCATCTTCCCAATCATGATCTTCTTGATTGTCTGAAAGTTCAGCTAATAAATCTTTGACTTCTTCACAAAGTATAGATTCTTTATCGTGCATCTTTTCGATCTGATCTATTTTCTTTTCTATTTTATTAATTATTTTCTGACTCATGTTTTATCCTATGGTGTTCCAGCTTCATATTCGTACATACACCTGATAGTCATTCTTATTCCACCAACAGGAAATAAAGAACCTTCATCAGTTTCTACTTGTATAACTTCTGAATCAAGTGCGTTACCATTTCGAGTAATATCAGTTTCTATTGCAGTTTCAATAGCTGTTATTAGTTCGTTTCTTTTAGTATCAATATTAGCTTCTGCACCTTTAACAAAACCAAGTATTACAAAGTCTATCGTACCATGTCTTCTTTTTGCACCACTTCCAAGTTCACTATCATCTCTGTTTTCTTCAGATGTTTGCACAATTACTGCTGGATATTGTTGTTCTGATAACTCATCTAAAATAAATGGTTGTCTTGTAGCTTTCTTAACTGCTGGGCTACTAATAGCAGATATTACTGATAATAAATTACTAGCTATGTTTTCTCTTACACTCATGCTCTAAACTTCCTTAATTCTTTTTCTACAAATCTGTTGAATTGTTTACTTATAATATTTTCTGTTCTATCATTAAAGCCAAAAAATACTCTATTATTGCTTCCCATCATAACCTGATTAAATAATGCTCTCTGTCTCATTTCTGCATTAGTGAAACCAAGTGTAGCTTTGAATTTGCCTGTTTTCTTGCTTGTTAAACTACCTAACATTCTGCCAGAATAGAATAAATCTACTGCTGTTGGTTTACCTTCTCTTTCTAATCTTTTTATATATCCTCTTGTATAAGGTGCAAAAGGTGCATAATTTTTATCAATACCTTTTTTGGTGTTAGTTCTGATAATATCTATTAATTGAAATCCAGCTTGTTTTACACCTTTATCAATTGCTCTTGTTAGAACAGATTGAAAATTTTTAATATTTTTAGATATTTGTTTTGAGTTAGATTTTACCTTTAGATCGACAGCCATTATCTAGTCAATCTTCTAAATCCGTGTAATGGTTCTCTCTCGTTTGTTACAATAGTTCCGTCAGCATCAGTATCATATTCAACACCATCTTCTAATATCATTCTCCATTCGATATTGTATTGGCTCATATAATATTCTGCCATTCTTTCAAATCTGTCTTTCTCTGCTTCTGGTCTAAACTTAGTTAATGCTGGTAATAGGAATCTGCCCAAAAATAAATAAACTCCAGCCCTCTCGAACTGATCTAAGTTTACTTTTGTATTAACCATCTCAGCAGTGTTTAAAACTGTAATATCTG